CCCCAGTCGGTGTTGCCGCGCGGCTGGAACCCGTTGGCCATGCACCACAGCGCAACCGCAGCCCACTCCCAATTCGTCATCAGGTGCCAGCCGGCACCGTTTGCGACGCACGCGGCGCGCGCCTGGTCGAATGTGTAGCTGACTTGTGGCGTCATGCCAGGCAGTGCGAGCGCTTCGCCGTCACTCATGCTGGCGAGGTATGCGCCGATGAAGAGCTCCGACTTTGCAACGCTATTGACAAGAAACGCGGGGTGTGTGCCGCTGCCCAATTCGCCGCCGGGCGCTACGTCCTCAAGCAGGAAGCGCGGCAGGACGTGCATGTAGCAAGGTTGCTTCTTGGCGGTGTAGAGGACGGTCATGCGGCCTCCAGAGGCGGACTCGACGGCGTGCCGGAGCGGATCAACCATCAGCACCATGGGTGACGCGCCGACTTTGAGTAGGCGGCCGGCAGTCGCGTCGGTAGCGCTCGTCTGTGCGTTCAATTCTGCAGCAGACCCAAGGCCAGTCAAAGTGGATACAGAGTGGGAGTGGCTGTTGTCGGCAACCGTCACTGTAATGATGGCGTTCTCGGACCCGTCAAAGCTCGCGCCCCCTGAAGCATCACCAGAAAGCGAAATCGTCCGAGCCGTCGCGAGCTGCGGGGCGAGAAGAGCAACAACGTTGGTTCCATCGCAGTAGACCTCGAGGCTCTTTCCTTGTGGGATTAAAACGCCCGTACCGGCGGGGGTCTTCACAGTCACGCTGAAGGCACCGCTCGTCGAATTGCGAACGATCCAGCGCCCTGCGGCTGTCGGGACGATGACGTTGATGTTGGCCGTGAGCGTCCCGGTGAAGATCAGCGTGGCATAGCCGGCCTCCACTGCGGTCAGGGTGACGTTCGAGTCGCCCGCAACGGATTTGCTCAACACACCAGCAACCGCAGTTTGAACGAACGCGGTGTTTGCGACCGAGGTGTCGTTGTCCCCCGCGGACTGGTTGGGCGCCGTCGGGTTGCCGGTGAAAGCCGGACTGTTGAGTTTCGCGTAACCGGGCAACGAGAAGGCGCCCGACTCGATGTCGTCGACGTGCTTCTTCAGGTACGCGGTGCGGTTCGCGAGGTTCTTCAGCGGCGCATTGGAGATCCCATCAGGACCGCCAACGACCGGGTCAGTGGTCTCGAGCTGATAGACGCCAGCGTCGTAGGTTTGCGATTCGGTGAGGTTTGCCATTGAGCCCTTACCCTCAGAAAGTGATGGTCCAGGAGCCCGACAGCGAGATGTCGGAATCCTTGTTCAGTGCAGACGTGCGGATACGGCGGGCGTAGAGTGTGCCGGCCGCAATGAATAGCCCGAACTCGAGAATTGCCTTCCCGTTCGCTTCTCCTGATCCAAGCGAGAAATTGAACTGGACCTTGTTCGTCGCGGGATAGGTGACGGAGTCGATGGCCTTGACGTAGGCGTCCGTCAGCGAGGTATTGCCGGCAGCCGCGGCAGCGCCACTCGTGCCGAAGCCGATCTGTGTGACGCTCTGGCCGGTAACGCTGCCCCCGAGCAGCTTCGCGTGGATCTGCTTCGACAGATCGACGATGATGTTCTGCTCGTCGACGTCCTCGATCAGCGCACCATTGCGACGGATCTCATATTTCAGGCGCCCGGTCGGACCGCCAGCGTGTTCCTGGAAGGTAAGCATTCAAGCCTCCGGTGATTGCCTGGAGGCTATCGTCACGACCCCTGAAACTACGCCGGCTCGACGACCGTGAGCCCTGACTGATGCTTGACGATCCCGTTGAAGGAGCGCAGGCCGTCGTACTTGGTCGTGTAGGTGACGTCTATCGTGGCGCTATCGGCCGGCCCCGTGAGTGTGTCGCCCATACCGGCGAGGGTGATCGGAATCGTGGCAACTGCCTCAACCGGGGCGGTAAGGGTGTCATCAGCCTGCAGAGCCAGCAGGAGCACCTGGACGGCGCCATCGTCCGTCGGCGGGCTCGCAAACGCGTCCTCTAGCTTCGAGTCCGAGAGGCGAAGACTGTCGAGGTGAGTGCCGGCGTCGCGGAACTGCTCGATGAAGGCGCGCACCTGCCCCGCGAACGCCAGGAGGTCGGCCCCCGACTCCAAGTCGTAGCCGATCTCGACCTCGAAGAGGCCATAGAGCGGATCGGCAACCGCGTTGTGCAAAATCGCGCTGTTGTAGCTGAAGGCGCTATTGTGGGTCTGAGTCGCGTTTCGCCAACGGGTCACGTCATTGACGGCTGCAGCCTGGCCAAAGCGATCAAGCAGCGCCTGTTCGATTGCCTTGTTGTTCCCGCGCGGGCGCATCACCTCGACGACGATCCGGTTTGAGTAGGCGGTATCCGACTCTCCGGTGTTGCGCGCCACTCCGAAATAGCCGCCCCACTCGTCCAGCCACTCATCGTCGGCGGACGGGATTGACATCTGATCCACCATCGCGCCAATGGCTTCCTTCGCCGCCTTCAGCTCGAGCGCGACCGAGTGGAGCCAGGCCCACAGGATCGAGGAGTACGCGAGGAATACGTCGCCGTTGCTCGACGCCTGCGCCCCCTCCCCGTCCAGCAGCGTCGTAGCCGATGCACCCATCGCCTCCTTCGATGCACCGTAGATCACGGTGATCTGAGCCTGAGCGGACAGAAACTCGGTCAGCGAGGCCAGCGTGTGCTCAGTCAGGTCTGCAGCGAAGAGGATGTCGTCGTCCAGGTACCCGGTCAGGACGTCGTCGGCGATCCTCCAGCGGAACGCGTCCGAGGCGTGCCGCGCTCGGAAGGCGACGAATGCCCCGGGAGACTTGTCGAAGGCCGAGTGGATGAACTCCAGCAGTTTCTCAGCCAGACGCATGTCACACCGCCGTCAGGGTAAAGGTGCCGACCATCGCCTTCTCGGTGGCGCTCATGGCCACGTCGGCAGCCGGCAGGGTCATCTGGAAATTGACCACGCCATCGACGTTCATTGCCGCTGCAACGATCTCAGCCGCGAGCACGTCCGCACCGATCTCGAGATCGGTGATGTAGTCGGACACCGCCGCCTCGATGGCGGCGATCACGTCGGCGGCGACATAGCCGTAAGCGACAGTGACCGCACCGGTGACATCGATCAGCCTGGATGTCGCGGCATAGACGACCACCTTGACGCCGGCAGCCTTCCAGCCTGGGACGATCGTTCCGTCCTCAGCCGTGTAGCCGTAAAGGATCCGCGTGACTTCATCGATCAGCGCAGTGCTCGCCCCGTCGACGCCATTGTGGATGTAGCAGTTCACGAGGGAGATCGGCTGCCCGGGATCATCAAGCCACGGCTCAATGACGCTCTGAAAGCGCACGCGCTCGACGATGAACCCTGCGCTATCGCGTATCGCGGCCGTGCTGATCCCATATCGAAGCGCATTGCCCGTGCCGCGGGTGAGCGTCGAGACGTAGGCGATGAAGCGCGTCTTGCGCTGCGCGTCGGTCTCCTGGTCGGCGCCGTTGGTGAAAGAGGCCAGCGCGACGGCAGACACCATTGTGCTGATCGGCGGCTGCAGGGTAAAAGGTGTTCCGGCAGTGACGTTGCCGCCGGCGCCGGGCGTGGCAGCCTCCACCCGCACATCCACATACGAGGCGTTCGCGGGGATCGTGATGTCCGTCTTCGAGATGAAATCGACCGCGAATCCGCCTCCAGGCGAAAACGTGGTGTTCGACGGCACCAGAGAAGGGGCGTCCGACGGCGTGATCGTGACGCGAATCGTCCCGGTCGCCGGCACGGCGGGGATCTTGTCGAAGTCGAAGCTGTTGTAGATCGCGACCGGGATCGACTCCTTCAGCCCGTTCCACATCTGCTGGTACAGCTCCTCGATTTCGACCGCGGGCGCCTCGAGCATCGTGCGCGCGACCGAGCCGATGTTGAAGTCGGTGAGCTTGTTCTGGATCGCCCGGGCATGGTTGATCATGCTCGCCGCAATGCTTGGGAAGTCCTTCAACTGAAACGGCATCACACCACCACGACAATATCGGCCGGCGCCCCGGAGATCGGGACGGCGGTCGCGGTTACACGGATCTGGTCGCCGTTCACCTCGGCGCTGCATGTCGGAACTTCGGCGACACGCTCGTCTTCGATCAACGCCGACCTCACGTAGAAAGCCGCAAGTTCGGCCGCGACAGGGCCGTTCGAGGCACCGATCAGGGATCGGATGTGACACCCGTACTCCGGGTGGAATCCGAGCTCCCGTTTATCCACCACTACGCGGTGGCGCAGCGCCTGGACCAGGTTTGGGACGCCAGACGTCAGGACGAAGTCGCCGTTCGCTGCTTGCAGCCCCCCGGAGTCGAGCAACAGATCCGCCCCATAGACGGCGCCTGGATCCGAGGAGGCCGACACGATCGACGAGGGCGATGGCAGCTTGATGCTCGCCCCGTAGGCAAGCACCCCCGCGCGGGCGAGCGCCGGGTCGGTGAGGTACGGCGGACGCAGCCCGTTCAGCTCGGCGAGCTCGACCCACCGGGATGCGTCGCCCAGCTCGCGCAGCGCAATCCGCTGCAGCGTGTCGCCGTATCGAGTTTCAGCCAGTCGGATACCTGGCGCCTCGCGCATGAAGCTCATGCGAACGCCACCCCTCGCGTGACAATGCCCATCGAGATCGCCATGTCAGCAGCACTCGAGGGGTACAAGACGGGATCGAGCTGCGTCAGCGCAGTGAGCGCGCCGGCAGCTTGGCTGGTCACGCCAAAGGACTGCTCATCGACCGGAAACAGCGCCGGGAACGGGTTCTCGGTCGCGTAGCGCGAGATCGGCCGACCGCCCGCTGTCGATGAGCAGGTCGACGCCCCGAACAGATCGTCGTAATTGCCGATGAACCTGCGGGACCGAAACGCGTTCTTCAGCACGCAGAAGGCGTTGTTGAACGCCGATGCAACGCGGGAGAACTGCGCCCGGATCTGGTTCGGGATGTTGATGATCGACTGGAACGTGCGAGTGATGTTCGCGCCGGCGCGCGCCAGGTTGCCGGCAATGCTGAGGAGACCTCCTGTCGCTTCGGAAACCACGCCCATGCCTGCGGCGATCACCCGCTGCACGGCAGTCAGGGCTGTCGCCGTGAGATCCACGAAGGACGCGAACGCCGCGCGTACCGGCCCCAGCACGGCGCCCACGGCGCCTCGCAGGTCCGCAGCGAACGCCTCGATCTGGCGGATCGACAGCTCGAGCGACGACAGGCCCAGCTCCTCGAGCGCCGACGCCGACAGCGCGCCCAGGGCGTCTGCCGTCGCCGAGACGTCATCCGAGAGCCAGTTCAGGGTGATCTGGTACTGCGAGAGGAGCGGGCGTGCCTTGTTGCGACGAAGCACGAAGGCCTGCGGGGCGACCACCCAGGTGAAGCCGTCGAGCGAGTCGGAGAAGATCAGCTTGACCTTGTCCGGATCGAGTCCGGCCTGCAGCGCTGCGGCCCGTTCGGCATGCCAGCGCCGGAAGATGGTCTCGTGCAGCTTCTGGAACTCGACCAGCCCGTCAGGTCGTCCGCCCTGCCCCCATCCCGTGTGGCCTGCAAGCACCACTTGCGGAATCCCCGGCCCGAAGTTGTCCGCCCACGCACCGCCGAGCGTCTGGGTTGTCGCCAGGCGCGAGCGATCGGTACGCGTCAAATCCTCCGGGCGAATGACGAGCCGCATCTCGACCGGCGCGGAGCCAGTCGCCATGTTGTGGAACACGAAGGAGATCGGCCTTTCTTCGGCCTTCTGTCGTGGGGGCGCCATGGTCTGATCATCGCGTCACGACAGCGCCGGCCACACGGATCAGTTCGGCGCGCCCGTCGTCCCGCCGGAGTCGCCCGGGTGCGTGTGGTTCATCAGGCTCACGCCGCCGGCCACGACGTCGTTCGTCACGGACACCGGCCCAAGCATGGTGCAGCCGCCGCCGGCCGCACCTGTGCCCTGCGTCAGCGAGCCGTTGATCGTGGTCTGGCCATTGAGGGTGATCGTTGGCGCCGTCAGGGTCATTGCACCGCCTGAGGTGACGCTCGCCGCCCCGCCAACCGATGCGGATAGCGCCCCGACGTTCGACTCAGTGACGTTGCCTGCCGGGTCGACGTTGATGGACGCCACCTCAGCGCCGCCGTTCTTCACCGAGAGATGGACGTGCACTGCCTTGTCCGTATTGCGCCGGATCTTCCAGAGCTTGTCGTAGTCCCTGCCGGTGAGGTCTTCATGCGCCGGCGAGGTGCCGATGCGAAGGTACGTGCCGGACGGGTGGCAGACCTCGGTGTTGCCCGCCGCGTCGATCGTCATGTACACGTCCGACGCATGCCGATAGACCATGCGATCTCGATCCGGAAAAAGGCACTGCGCCACTTGCGGGAAGAGAAAGCCCAGAACCACCGGCGTCTGCCCGAAATAGCCCACCACGGCATACACATCCCGAACTGCGGTGTTGAGCGCCCCGTAGCCGGTCTGCGCCGGTTGCGAGAGGTCGGACAGCCCCATGTCTGTTCCAGCGCTGCGCGACATCACCTGAACGCCCGAAAGCCGCCGGCCATCGGCCATGAACTCCAGGTCGACCGCATGCGACTCCGGCCGCGTCTCAACCACGCGTGCGATGTCGAGCATCAGCGCACCCCCTGTCCATCAATCTCGAATCGGTAATCGCCCACCGCCTTCTGCGCCCTCGTAATGAAGCCTGTCCCGCGCTCGAAAGAGACCGTTGTCGTGAAGGAGCCGAATGGCAGAAAGTCATGCGTGACCGACGACACATAGCACTCGGAGACGATGGAGTCGGTTGCCCCTCGCAGGATGCGCAGGTACATGCCGGCCTTGATCGCCTCGTTGCCGCGCAAGCGCAGCGAGCCCTGCTCGAACACCACGTTGTCCCGGTTCATCTTCGCCAGCACTTCACGGCGCCGATCGATCCACCGCGCTAACTTGCTGGTTTCCTGCGGCTGCTGCTCCTTGGTCGCAGCGTCCGAGAACGCGTAGTCCTCTGGGCCGAGCGCGGTGGAAACCTCCATCTTCCGGTTGCCGTAGTAGGCCGCGGCGCAGTTGGGGTACTCGTAGAGAATGAAGTTGCCCGCCACCCCGGTCTGTGCGCTGCGCTTGGCGTCCTCGTTGG